GGGGAGCAAGGAAATAGTCGAAGGAGGTGAGTATTAAAATTTCCGAAGTGATTAAAAGTTTTATTACATTTATGGCATTTATAAATGACCATTATTTATAAATACATATTTATTTTTTAATTAGTATAAAATATTTTAGAATAATTTGGTTGTTGCGGAAATAAATTTATTATATATAGAAGAATCAAAATTAAAAATATTCTTAAAACGTTTTTTATATTTTTTGTTAAGAAATAAAGTTCTTGGATCAAAAATATAGGAAATTTCTAATAATAATGTTTCGAAACTGAAATATTCTTTTATTATTTTATTATTAATCTTGTAATTTTTTTCATTCATAGATAATTTTATAATTTCTTTATTTTCTAAAAAATACATAACATCTCTTCTATTATTGATCCATTTTTTTCCAAAATGTTTTACCACCAACTCCCTCAACTCTTTCGTCGTCCTATAATTCTTTATATCTTCCAAAAATAATAAAAAATTCTTATAATCATTCTTATTTGAAACCAATTTTAACATAAAAGCTAACTCCCAACTATACCTATTTATCTGTGGCAAAAAAGGCCTGTCTGGCTCTTCATCCCCATACATCATAAAAACAACATCACTATTTTTATTTTCCTCATACAATTTATCTACCATATCATCTAATACATCCCAGGCTTTCATTGTTTTTGGCTTTAACTTTAATTTATATACCTCCTCTAACTTATTTAAGAATGATTGTTCAACCTTTACTTTCCAACCATGTAGCATAATATCTTGCAACATTTTGATCCAGTCCTCATCTTGGTAAACAAATTTATTTACCTCAGTTCTTTTACTATTTGCTGCAACTAATATAATAATTTTTAAGAGAGGTAATAAATTAATTGTATGAAAATGATCAAATATTCTAATTTCGATTCCATTTGGGATTTTCATAGTTTCACCTGAGATTCTGGCGCTAGGGTCAATTGTGCTTGGGCCAAAAGTACGGATATTACTACTGAAAGTTGATACACCATTGTATGATTGCATTGTTCTGGGGTTACCAAATTCGTCTTCGCCATTTTTGAGTTTGTAGTTAGGTGGGTAGCAGAGCATGGTAATGTCACTTTGGTAGAAGTCAAAATCTTTGCGCCAGTAAGGTTTAACGTCTGCGTAACGACCGACACCTTTTTGAGGTTTTCGCATGTCGCTACCAGCGAAGTTGCCCCAGCCAACACGGGCGACGCGGAAGGAGCCTTTGATGCGTTTTTCAAGTGTTCCAACGGCGCGTTGGTCAGTGGAGAAGAAAGCTGCTACAAGGAGAGGTTCGATCCATTGAAGCATTGCACCAAAGTTGTAGTGTTCTTTGGCGAATTGGAGTTCATCTTTTTTTGTGTATTTTTTCTTTTTTTCAAATGGAAGTGTAATTGTAAAATGAAAACTACCGCAATAATCTTGATAAACTTTATCTTCTAATTCTAGAGAATCACTCTGATAATTTTTCCGAACTTTTATCCAAGAAGCCATACCAAAAGGATATTGGCGAATTGATAAATTATTTTTTAATAAAAACTTGTAAACATATGGAACATTTACCATTAATTCTACAAATTTTGTTTCTTTTTCAAGTAATTGAATATAATAATTTTCTACAGTTTTTTTATTTTTAATTGTGGAGAATGGATTTTCGGTAATAAATTCAGGCATTGTAAATCCTTCTCCTTGATACATTAATTTTTGTAAAACTACCTTTTTCCTACATTTTCTTCCAGTCTCTTCCCATGCTATTTTACTCAGTAAATCTTTTGCTCCTTCAAGAGTATTTGAACTTTTATCTAAATATTTAGTTGGCTCTTCACTATTAAAAACAACAATCTCATTTAAATTCTTATTTTTTAAAAACGGAAAATAAAAATATTGCGCTTCATGCTCAACTCCCATCCCCCACTTCATATTTCTTAACTTATTCTCCCTCATTGAATACTTTTTCTGTCTATCTATTACGTCCGACAACTGCACACCATATTCTTGAGTTAATGTAGTACCTCCTTTTTTCATTTATTACTTTATATTAGATAATTAATGTGTCTTCTTCACCTCAAATCCTCCTCCCTTTTTCCTCTTCCCATTATTATACTTCGACAAAAAATCTCCATTCCCCTCATCATCACTTTCATCATAACTCAACGCCGCAGTCTGCTTCCACAAAATTTCTGCCCCCAACCTAAAATCCTGATGCGGCTCCGCCTTATACCAAAACACCTGATCCTCCAACCTATTACTCTTCGCATTATTATTTATCACCAAACACTCAAAATTTTCCGTACATTGATCCATCACCGTACAAAAAAACTCGTAATTTGGAAACATACCACAATACTGCTCAAACAACTTCTTCCTATTACTATGATAAGGTTCTCTCAAAACAAACACATAATCAACATTCGTTCTCAAATTTGGAGGAATACCAAGAGCATACTGCATTGTTATAATAAAAAATGCCTTATAGTGCCTCCCATTCATAAAAAGAGCACGAATATTTTTATCTTTTACCCAAGAATTATCATAGAGACAATCATCAAGAATCAAAAAAGCCCTCGTGTCCACATTCCTATAATTCGGATCTCCACCTACCTGCTTTTTAACCAATTTTTTTTGTCTTTTAACAAAGTTATTGATGATTTCTGGTGTGTATTCTTCATGGATAAGGAATGGTGGGACTGTTTTAGAGTAGAACTGATTTGCGCCTTCGGTGCCGCTAATTACTGTGCCAACAGGAAGATCTCTATGGTGCCAAAGAAGATCTTTGACTAAGAATGATTTACCTGTTTCACGCTTACCGATAAAAACAACAACTTTATCATCTTTTATTGATGACATATCAAATTTTCTTAATTTTAAACTCATCTTATTATATAATTTATGGGATATTTTATTTTTACAGTTTAACCTAAACCTTTTTAATTTTTTATGCAGTTTTATATGTTAAAAATAGTAGGTTCGCTAAGGTGTTTGTATTTAAAAACCAATGTGGGATAATAAAAAGAAAAATAAATTTTTGTTAGGGGAGAGTGGAGTAAGTTTTATGTTTTTTTTTCATAAAGTTTATCAATTATAAAATTTTATTTATAATTTTGAAGATGTAAAGGAATTTATCAAAAAAATATGGATTAATTAAGTTTCGTTAGTATAAAATAAATAATTTAGTAAATAAAATATGGAAATTCTAAATAGTAATAGAAATAAAATCGATATTACACCGACCAAAAAGAAAAATGAGACAAAAATGTAATAAAAACATCTTACTTAATTTTATATAATGAGGATTAAATTAAGTGAAAAATACCAAAAAGAAAGAGAAGAAATATGTTATAAAATTATTACCATATTAGATTTAAAAGAAGATAATACTATTTTACTTTGTGATTTAGATGAAGATGTAGAAAAACAAAATAAAATATTAGATTTAAAAGAAGAAATACAAAAATATTTTGCTTGTTCTACTATTTCTTCTTTCAAACCAAATTTTGAATGTAAGCGTCCTTATTTAAATATTATTAGAAGTATTCTACGACAACAAGATTATATATTTGAATGTGGAACAACTTTTACAAAAGTAGAAAATGGTATTTATAAAACTTCAACAAAATATAAAATATTTAGGAATAATTAAATAATTTAATTTATAAAGTAAATTATTTAAAAATAAAATCTTTAGTAAATATATAGAATGGTGAAAAAGAAAAAGAAAGAAACATTCAAAACTTTTAGAAATTTAGAGAAATCTAAATTCAAAACCATCAAAACAACGCTCAAATCTGTTTTATTGAAACATAGTGAAGTTCAACCGCTTATTACTAATTTGGTTTTTGAAATAAATGATTTGGTTATTCATACTTATCAATTTATTAGATTATATATTTTGTATTGTTTTCATAATAATTTAGTATTCCCTATTTTTGATGATAAATTCACTTTTGTAAAATATTGTATCAAAACATTAGGAACAAAATCTAATAGCGGTAGAAAATCCAAAGATTCGCAACTTTTGGATACATTAAACAAATTTTATCTCAAGGAATATCAACCTTTACTTAACCATACCAAAACCAATTTAGTGAATAAATCTCATTTGGTAGACATTATAGCAGAGCAAATTCAAGTTTGCATTTCTACAAATATACAAGAACATTTTATTCAACATTTTCTTCGTTTTATCAATAAAACTACAAATGAAATCATAGAAGACAAAAAAGAATTGTTCGAATTGAAACATAAACTGCTTATGTTAGAAGAAACAAATGAAAAATTTAATGTATGGAAACTTACTCATTTACCTAATATTTTACCAACAAATATTAAAAAATCTATTTACTATGATGTAAAATCAAGGCAATTTGAATATTTGAAAGGATTGTTGTATATGAATTCTGTTTTAGAAATACAAGAAAATAAGTTATTTCAACCTTTGCCATTACGAAATAATATTATACCAAAAAATATTAAATTTGATAGTTCCTGTATTGCTGAATTATTTTGTCCTGAAAGTGAAAAGAAAGGAGAAGTTCTAAAAAAAATTACGAATTATCAAAATGTATTATGGTGTAGTTTATTAAATATGAAACATAAATTATTCAAAAATAAGCATTATACTTTTCATAATGAAATAACTACAGATGGTATTAGTTGTTCTTTATTGTTTATAAGGAAAGATTGTAAAGGAGAAGAAAATAAAAACAAACAAATAAATAGTGAAGATTATGAATATATTAGTATTGAGGAATTAGATAATCAACAATTAGACAATTTGAAATCAAGAAATATAGTAGGGTTAGACCCTGGTAAGCGTTCTTTGGTTTATATGATGGATGGAGAAGGCAATAAATTACAGTATACAGCACCTCAAAGAAAAAAGGAAAGTATGGCGAAACGAAACCAAATTATTCTACAACGAGAGAAGAAAAATAACGAGATAAATGAGTATGAAAATGTATTGTCTTTACAAAATAGCAAATCAGTAAATTATAATAGTTTCAAATCTTATTTAGTTGAGAAAGACAAGTTGAATAAACAAACAACCGAATTTTACAAGAAGGAGGTATGGAGAAAAATGAAATTTAGACAATATAGTTATGGTAATAAATCAATAGATATATTTTTGAATAACATAGAATATACATTTGGTAAAAACTCTTTAATTTGTTATGGAAATTGGAGTAGGTCTTCTCAAATGAAACATTTTATGCCGACAATGAATAAAGGATTAAGGAAACTAATCCATAAAAGATATGATACAATTACAATAAACGAATGTAATACAAGTAAGAAATGTTGTGATTGTTTTCAAGATTTGAAACATTATAGAAACAAGGAAAACAAAGAGGAATTTCGTCTTTTAGTATGTTCTAACTGCGTGAGTTGCGAAAACAAAAAAATCGTATTTAGAACACGAGATGCTAATTCAGCAATAAATATAATGAATTTGGGAAAATGTTGGATATATAAACAACACAGACCAAGTGAGTTTTGTATTTCGTCTTTCACCTCTTCAATAAACAAAAAAGAAGAGGAAAAAGTAAGACCATCAGTTGATTTTACGGAAGGTAATGCTTCCAGCTACCGAAATTTAGGATGAGTTTGTCTCATTTTTCTTTTCGGTCTGTGTAATAGCGTAGAAAAAACAGAACAAGATTTAGCAAACGAATTTATTCTAGCAAATGATATAGTTTTAGAATTAGGTGCAAGATATGGATCAGTTTCTTGTACAATTAATAATAAATTAAGTAATAAAAAAAATCAAGTATCAGTTGAGCCAGATGAGAGGGTTTGGGAAGCCCTTGAGATAAATAAATAATAAATGTGATTTTAATATTGTGAAAGGTTTTATTAGTAGTAAAAAATTATCTTTAACAAATATTGATGATTGTAATGGTTATGGATCAACTTGTATAGAAAATAATAATTCGAATATACCGTCATTTTCTTTAAATGAAATACAGGAAAAATATAATTTAAAATTTAATGTATTAATTGCAGATTGTGAAGGATTTTTAGGTGATTTTTTTGATGAAAATCCAGATTTTTATGATAACTTACGATTAATAATATTTGAGGCTGATTATCCGGAAAAATGCGACTATAATAAGATTAAAAATAATTTAATAAAAAAAAATTTTACAAAAATTATAGAAGGATCACAAAACTTATGGGTAAAATTTGAAAGTGAAGAAGTAAAATATTATCAAAAAGGATTAAAATATAATCTTTTTTACAAAATTAATGAAGGTTATTTTCTTGAAAAAACAACTCAATCAAAAGAACTCGGACAATTTTATTTAGATTATTTTGCAATTGAAGAGAGGAAAACAAAATTAGTTAAATTTTTTGTAGCAATAAGCCAAACTGATCTTGATATTAAGAAAAAAATGTTTAATGATTTAATAAATGATCCAGATTGCGACAACGATATTAAAACATGGTCAAATTATAATTTAGGGTTATTACACCCTAAGTAATTTAAGAGATATGAATAACTAAATATAAAAAAAATATCAAATCATTAGATAAATAACAAAACTAGAAATACTTGAAACAACTATAACAAAGGAGAAAAACAACTCAAATCAATTGTTTTTACAAGAGTTAAATTTCAAGCCTTTCATAAAAAATATTAAAACTTTATAAGATATACTTCAATATGGGCGTTTTACACCTTTGCGCATTTAAAATGAGCACCCCCAAAGGGGGCTCCTGAGCGATGGCCCTTTGGGCCATTGCGCAAAGGCAACGTTACCTTGCACCTTATGGGTTGGCTCGGCAGAGCCGGCACATACCTTATGGGTTGGCTCGGCAGAGCCGGCACATACCTTATGGGTTGGCTCGGCAGAGCCGGCACATACC